GATATCAGTGGATATTATCGTGCAGTACCAGGTTTTAACGGATGATCCATATACATTAGGTTAGTTCCCGCAGCGAAAGAGCGGGGTATTTTAAGGAGATTGAATTATGCCGACCATATACGGATGGACATTAACGGGCTCGACGAGCGGGGTTTTGGGCAAGCTGACGAATATAAGCTACAGCGGCCTAACAATCGATGAGATAGATGTGACCAACGCCGATTCGACCGACCAGTGGAACGAGTACGAGGGCGGGTTCAAGGACCCGGGCGTCTTAACGGGCGATCTTATTTTCGACCCTTCAACCTTTGAGACCATACTGGCGGCATTCAACGTCAGCCAGACGTGGACACTGGAGAAGGACACAAAGGTCCTGACGGTCACCGGCTACGTCCGCAATCCATCGCTGAATATGCCTTTGCGATCGACGGGAACATTATCAATAGAGATACGATGCAGCGGGGCTCCGAGCTTCAACTCATCGAGCTCCTCGAGTTCAAGCTCAAGCTCAAGTGCTTAATATAGAGCCGTCGAATTTATTCGATGGTGTCTTTATTACAATAGAAAGGAGAAACTATGGCTGAAAACTGGGCGACTGCGGAAGGATTTTTCAAGTGCACGGTGCCGCGGCAAAAGATGGATATTCCCGATTTGGGTTTGATATGGGTTTACGGGCTTGAATCCGGAGAAAAGGATGAGTATGAAAATTCCGCGTATGATTATCAGCGTCAAAGCGACAGTGTCAAATTAAAAAATGCGCGTGCCCGGCTTTTACAGATGACCGTTCGCAATCAGCATGGTCAGCGGCTGTTTGCCGAAAAGGATATGGGTAAGTTAGCGGCCCTGCCGGCGGCTGTTGCGGATCCTATCCTGGATGTGGCAAGAAAGCTCTCGGGAATGAGGGAAGGTGAGATTGAGCAGTTGGTAAAAAACTCACAGATGACCCAGCAGCTAAAGAGCAGCGGCTCCGATTCCGGTTAGCCGAGGCCCTTGGAATGACCGAATCCGAGGTACGCTGCCGGGTCAGCGCACTGGAACTGAAAAAATGGGAGCTGCTGCAGTATATCGAGCCCTGGGGCCCGATAGGACTGGCTGCAAGGATAAATCAGGCGTTCAACGGCGGCAGTTTGTACGAAATTGTATGCAGGTATATCGGCGAAGAGAAAAAGACCGATGATGAGACTTTCGAGAGACAGATAAAACAATCGCAAATCATAAATCAAAAATCGTAAATCTATTATGGCTTTAATGACACAGGTTGGTCTGGAGTTTATAGCGAGGGACAGATCTCGCAATACCATATATCAATTTAATCGCGGCCTGACTGATATGAGTAGAACTTTGTTGCGGATTGCCGGCGTGGGCGGCGGGATATATGCATTACAGAGGGGATTCAGGAGCACTATTGCGGAGGCATCGAGTGCTCAGGAGACGTTTGCCAAGTTCGATGTGGTCTTTCGGGATCAGTCGAGGGATGTGAAAAAGTGGGCGGAGGATTTTGGCGATTCGGTGGGCAGGGCGACGCATGATGTGGCAGGATGGGCAGCCGGGCTGCAGGACACATTCGTGCCCTTAGGTATTGCCAGAGACAAGGCGGCAGAGCTGTCCAAAAGTCTGGTATCACTGGCGGTCGATGTTGCCAGCTTCAATAACAAGGCGGATGCCGATGTCATCAGGGACTTCACTTCCGCCCTGGTGGGCAATCACGAGACGGTTCGTAAATACGGGATAATTATTTCTGAAAACGCGATCAAGCAGGAGGCACTTAGACAGGGTCTTAACAAAACATATTCCGAATTGACGGATCTGGAGAAGGTTCAGCTTCGCTACGCCCTGATACAGAAGGGGACTACCGATGCGCAGGGCGATGCTATCCGCACTGCCGATTCATATGCGAACCAGGTCAAACGATTATCTGCCAACTGGAAGGAGTTCATGGTCGATGCCGGCACACCGGCGATATCCGTACTGGCCGATCTTACTAAGGGTATGAATGCCGGTTATGAAGCGACGCGAAAATGGAGCAAAGAGACTAAAGATACATTTGAAGCGTTAGGTCAGGTATATGATGAATATATCAAACAGCAGGAACGGACGAAAAATATGGCCCGACCGGGCCCGGGAGCCTTTGGCGGATTCGGGGCCGGGTCCATGGGTGCTCCACCGAGAAGGCCGGTGGCGGATGCCGAGATGCTTCCTATGGGCCGATTAATAATACCGCCGAAAAGACAACAATATCTTGAAGAAATGAGACAGAGGGCGAAATTAATAGAGGATTTTATGAATTATCAGGGTCCTTTGCCGGGGACTGAGTACAAGGTCGAAGTGGAGAAAAGAGCGAACGATGAGATTCTTTCCGACACCCGCGATTTTCTGGATTCCGTGCGGCACATGCACGATAAGACGCGGACCGAAAAGTTGCTGATATTGGATAATTACGTCAAAGAGCACGCACAGTACATGCAGCAGCTCCCAAGGGCCGAGGAGATGGTTGCCAAAGAAAGACTGGCGATCGAGCGGTCGAGGATAGATCAGATGCTGGTCTATCAGACCGAGCTGCGGGAGGATATGGAAAATATCTCAACATACATATCGGACAAGTTCGCCGAGGCTGCCCGATCCATCGAGGACTCGATGTCGGGTGCCTTCCAGTCGATGATATCCAAGGGCGCGAGTTTCAAGGATGCGATGGTCCGGTTTCTCGACGATGTAAGCCGGGCGTTTTCTAAGATGGCGGCCGATATGGCGGCAAGGATGATAATGCACAATATCGGTATGCCGATGTTTGAGAGGTTAGGCAGTTTGCTGGGTTTTCACGAAGGGTGGATACCGGTACATCACCAGGGCTGGGTACCGGCTGCAATAAATACCTATCACGATGGCAGGAAGATAAGGCCCAATGAAAGATTTGCATTGATTGAGAACGATGAATATGTGGTGCCATCGAGCAAAGTTGTCAGGGGGGCCGGATCGGCAGCGCCGAGCGTAATTATCTATAACGAGTCCGGCCAGGCGATCGAGCAGAAGTCCGAGCCGGAGTTTGACGGTGAGAGATGGGTGGTCTCACTGATAGCAAGGAATTATATACAGGGAGGCAGTTTGCAGAAACTGATAAGATAATGGCATCCTTTCCCTCGCTATCGCGGGCAATGTCGCACCGGGGCTTTACTTTCAAAAAGCTTATAGACCCTACAATCCGCTCGGATTTCGTGTCCGGGGCGATAGCCACCAGGCCGAGGTTCGAAGGGACGGTGCCGGATTTGTTTTCTGTGGTCTATCACCACATCTCGGCGACGGATGTGGCGACGTTAAAGACCTTTCAGGATACGGTGAAGGTCGGGTCGGTGACGTTCAACTGGACGAATATACTGACCTCGACGATGTATATTATGCGTCTCAATCGGCCCATACGGTTCGGCCTGGAGGCCAGGTGTATCGACAAGTATTTCGCCGATATAGAGATGTTCGGGGTGGCGGGATCATCGAGCTCATCGAGCGAATCTTCGAGCTCATCCTCATCCAGCTCGGAATCGTCCAGTAGCGAATCATCCAGCTCGGAATCGAGTTCGAGTTCCAGCAGCTCTTCGTAAAAAATAGTCAATAGTCAATAGAAAATGTAAAGATGCCGGAAGAATTGGACAAGTACATTAACAGGGAAAAGAACAGGCTGGCGAGCCCGGGAGCGTGGCTATGGCTGCTGGAGATCGAGATTGACGGCGCCGATACGCTTTATTTCGTCAATAATATCGAGAACATCTCCTACCAGGGTCAGGTTTACAGCAAGTGCAATTTCCAGATGGACCCGTACAACAAGTCCGAGCCGGGCAGGCTGAGCAGCGTGAATCTTTCTATAACCAACGCCGATCTGGTCAACCTGATACTGCCCTACGTGGACGATTACGACGGCCTGATAGGGCAGACGATTACGCGAACACCGGTCAACTCGAAGTGGCTCAATATCGACATGTCGGCGAAGGCCGAGGAATTTCTCGTTACCGGCTGCTCGGCGGGCGAAGAATGGATTGCCTTTGTCTTAGGGGCGCCTAGCCCGCTGAATCGCAAGTTTCCCGACAAAAGATATTTCGGACATTACTGCCGGTACCGCAAGAACTTCAAGGGCATCGAGTGCGGCTATTCCGGCGCCGAGACCACCTGCAACGGCACACCCGAGGACTGCGAGGACAGAAGCAATTTAGCGAGGTTCGGCGGTCAATTGGGACTGCGAAGCAATACGGTGAGGTTCGCATGATTGATCTGAGTGATTTAATCGGAAAACCATATTCCCGGGGGGGCCGCGGGCCGAACGCCTTCGACTGCTGGGGGCTGATTATGGAAGTGGCAAAAAGGGCGGGTATTGAGCTGCCGGATATTGAGGTTCCGAAAAATGAGGTCAAAAGAGGCCGAATCGTATCGGTGCAGAAAAGAGACAATTTCATCCGGCTCGAAAGGTTCGAGCCGTACTGCCTGGTGCTGCTGCGAATAATCGATGACAACAATAATCTCGCCTGGCACGTTGGATTCGTGCTGGAGAACTGCGGCAGTTCATTCATACGACCGGGAAGA